TAGCTTCTGGTTTCTTGAATATTCTCATATACTTATCGATATATCCTGAACCAACATCTACATCTGATTGCGTAAACAATCTAAATATTTGTGTTAATAGATTTTTTTCAACCGGGGTTAAATCTTGCCAATCTTTTACATCATTGTGTAAAGGCACAGACTCCGGCATCCAATGCATTTGATTTTGTAAAACATAGTAATCAAACATCCAAGGATATTCAAAGGGTTTATAATATTCTCTTGTTCCTAATATACTCATTTATTCTCCGTTAAGATAACTAGCGTATTGGGCCAGTAACCATTTGTTGTATTTCTTATAGTATTCTTCTTCTGCTAAAGTAATGGACCCAAAAGAAGATTGCTCGTCACTATAATCGAGCCACATCCTTCTTCTAAACTCACTAAATTTTCTATCTTTATCCTTCACAGGCAATACAGTCCACTTCCTCTAATCTAATTCGAGGTATTTTTATATTAACATTCTCGGCAGTTCTAGCAGCATCGGACCTAAAGTAATACAACGACTTCAAAGTATGCATAGCATACCAATGCACATCATTGACATACTGTAAATACTCGTCATGTATTTCTTGAGGTTCAGTTGCTTTTGGAAAAACAAAAAACAAATTTACGCTTTGACTTTGACAAACGAACTCTTGTCTTTTGTATGCATGTTCGACTATCCAAATTTGGTTAATCTCATTTGCAGTTTTATATAATTCTTTTTCTTTTTCGTCTAAGATGTCTAACTGTTGTACTGAACCTTCGTTAGCAGCTATCTCTTTCCAGACCTTTTCAAGGTCCTCTCCTTTTAATCCTTTTTTTCTGAGAAGGCTTTCAAGATTTTTGTTCTTAACTTGGTACGAGCCTGATAAAGTTTTGTGTGTGTATACGTTAGCACGATATGGTTCAATACTAGGGGAAGTACCACCACATATAATACTACTACTGGCATTAGGAGCAATAGCCAAAAGATGAGCGTTCCTATGACCACTACCATGTACATCAGGAGCTTCGCCACGTACCTCGGCAAGTTTTTTAGTAGCATCCAAAGATTTTTCTTTGATATGTTGGAAGGCTTTATAGTTGAAGCCAGTTGCAAATATGCCCTCGAAAGGGAGTCCTTTACGCTGTAGATAGGCATGAAACCCCATCGCACCCAATCCAATGCTTCGCTCTCGATAAGCTGAATACGCAGCTTTTGTAAATGATTTTTTATCCTGTTTGACATGATTAGAAAAGCGTTTGTAATTAGCATTATACTCCCCAATTTCAGATGTGTCAATAGCATTGTCAATAAAATGTTGCAAAACATTGTCTAACATGGTAATCAAATCTTCAATAAATAATTCTTCTTGGGACCATCTATCAAAATGTTCTAAATTAACTGAAGATAAACAACACACTGCGGTCCTTTCTTCATTTGTAGGTAGAGTTATTTCAGAACAGAGATTACTTTGTTTAATTTCTAAACCTAAATCTTTTTGTGACTTAGGTAAAGCATCATTACAGTTATCAATATTAATCATGTAAGGTTCACCGGTCTCGGCCCTAGCATTAAGTATCTGCCACCACAGTTCTCTTGCACTAACTATCTTAACTGCTTCTTTTGTTTTCGGGTCTATCAGTCTCCAATCATCATCATTCTTGATGGCCTGTAAAAACTCATTTGTCAGATTAATTCCATTATGTAGGTTCAAACATTTCCTGTTGATATCTCCACCGGATTCTTTACGTATATTTATAAACTCTTCAACTTCCGGGTGGTCTATATCCATGTATGCAGCATAGGACCCTCTACGTGTTATGCCTTGATTAAAGGCTAACATCTGAGAATCCACTACTTTCATAAATGGTATTGAACCAGTAGAACGACTATTGTTAGCAGTAGCGATACCATTACTTCTAATATCTCCCCAATATCCACCAATGCCTCCACCTGTACTTGCGAGCCAAATATTTTCATCATAGTGAGAAGATAAACCATCGCGACTATCAGGTACGTAATTGAGAAAACAGCTAATAGGTAAACCCCTATTGGTTCCCCCATTGCTAAGAATAGGAGTGCTAAACATGAACCATAGGTCGGAAGAGTAACTATAAAGCCTTTGAGCAAGTTCAAAATCTGTATGTCCTTTAAATGTTGCAGCAAAGACTGCAGCCCTCGCAAATGCTTCTTGTGCATGTGTTTCTCCTTCTTCGTGATAAAGATATCTATCTTTTAATGTATCTAAACTAAACTTATCTAGTTTCTTTTCTTTGTTATAATTAATGTTAATACCTAGATAAGGTTTAACTCCTACTTTATCTTCAATCATTATTACTCCCTTGTTCTTGTTCCCATAAATGAATTGCTATGATAGCATAATGTATAATCTTTAATAAGTCTCCTTGATTTTTATATTTCCCTGTTACAGCATCAGGTTTTTTACCATACCTCATTGCATATTTCATTATGTTTCCTATACAAAAAGCTTCTCCATATCCGGCATCTATAATCATATCTGTTGCTTGATACTTTCCATAACCATAATGTCTTTCATATGTACTATCTATGTATCTTTCTATTTGTTCTATTGTATTTTTTTCGTTAAATTTATAGTTCATTATTTTTAAAATCCTTTAAAGTAATTAAGTTTAAATCTTTGTTTAACTTTTTAAGTTGTTGATAAAACCATCGTTCCGAGAAGGCAGATAGTATAAACTTTTTATTTGCATAAACATATTTCTGGTCCGGCATATAATCTTGAAAGTTTTCTACAGTTACTTTTTTTGCTTCTTCTTCGGGTATTAAAGATTTAATCCATTCAACTGTTAGTAACTTAGCTTTCTTTCTATATTGTTTAGCTACCTTACTGTTCATAAAAGTTCCTCTACATTTGGTTGCTTAACGACCTTTGTTAAATATACTCTACCTTTTGCATATTGAAAGGTCCTAAGACCTTGACCATCATTAGCATCTTTATGACACTCAAACTTATGCGGACAATATGTGCAGTTTCTATGTAGTTTCATATTACCGGCTGCTCCTTCTGGAACTGCAGGATAGCAAAAAGCAGGAGGAGTTTTTCTAAGCATAGCTTTTTTAACTTCTTTTATCTGATACTTAATATTAGGCTTGTCTAAATCATCCGGGATAAAAACTGTTAGTTCCCCTGTTTCTTTATTCATAACTAAGAAACCACCTTTCTCTGTTTTGTTTGCTTCTTCATACCCGGCTAGTTGTGAAAGATATCCGAAGGCATCGTTTTGAGCTAATGTACCATCTTTAAATTTTTTAAAAGCATAACCCGAAGCAGTTTTAACATCGATAACTTGACCATCAATAACACAGTCCATATGCCCTTTAATACCTGACACCTTAACTTCTTTTTGTTCAGATTCAACAACATGCCCGGCTAACTTAACAAAGAATAATATTAATACTTCAAGTAGGTGACCATACAAAAACTTAATAAAGGTAGGTCCATCAATTCGTTCTTTAGGACCATCTACGTTTAAATCATACCAAAGCCTACGTGTAGGCCTTCCAATGTTAGACATACGCAATCCATTCTTAGGTCGCTCTACCGGGGTGGCCCAATTTCTGAGAGCATCTTCCATATCTCTACCAAACTCTTCATACATTTTTTCTGGTACATCGATGGCTTTATCATCTGCCAACACCTCAATAGTCTCGTATATATCTTGTACAAGAGTATCTAAACTTTTAGTCTTTTTCTTTTTCATCTTTAATATTTTTAAATGCCTTGATAACGTCTGTAGAAAATAACTTTTGCAAATTAACTAAAAACATTCTACTTGCATTACCATCACCTCCGGACACAGTTTTAAATGTGTCTAACTTATCTACTATCTTTTTTAGTGTAGTTGTTTTAAATACTAAAGTACAGTACTCATCATCTCCAATACAAAGATTATGAAACCAGTAGTCTGATTCTGTTGCTCTAATACCCGAAGGTTTACCCCAACACTCATACTCTATACAAATGTTACCTGTATTCTGCCAAATGTCTCTTTCTGATTTAACTTCTACCTTTTTATCTGTTAGCATTGCTGCTATCTTTTCTTCCCTGATTTCGCCATAGGTTAAATCTAGGTCAAACTTTTTTCTGTTTTCTTTAGTGGGTTTCACTCCAATTTTCTCCAATTTTGTACTCCCCGGTGAGAGGGCATCTTAGATTGTATTCTTTAGATACTTGTTCTAAACATCTAACTGCTAGGGCCCCTACGTGTTCAGCTTGTTTTTCTGGAACTTCTACCTGCCATTCATCATGTATATTGCCTACAATTTTAGCGGGTATAGTTTGTAATTTTAACATATCATCAAATATAACTAAAGCCTTTTTCATAGCTATAGCTCCGCTACCTTGGAGCAAAGTATTCAATGCAGCATGTTTATGTCGTAACCAAATCTTACGACCATCTAATCCTTTGAGGTAACCTTTTTGAGCTGCTCTAACAACTCTGTCTCTAAGAGCTTTAAATGAAGGCTGATTATTGAGGAAAGATTCTCTAAGTCGTTTACCATCCTCTCTGTTTCCTTGCACGATTGTACCAAGTTTTTCATCTCCTGCTCCGTAAATGAGCGCGTAGATGAATGTCTTAGCCTTATCTCTTGATTCAAGTCCTGCAGCTTTTTGATTAGCGGTGTGAATGTCTCCGTTGATAATTTCATGTATATACTCCTCGTTAGCCATATAGTGTGCTAACATTCTTAATTCTAATCCGCTTGCATCTATACCTACAAGCTTGTGTCCTTCCGGAACAGTCCAACATTCTCTACATTCTTTACCAAAAGGAGAATAGACCCCGGGTACTTGGGCCACGTTAGGATTCCTATGAGCCATGCGACCAGTAATCGCCCCCGTAGAAAACACAGAACCATGAATCCTTCCATCATCCTTTAATGCTTCTACCCAAGACTTAACTTGAGCTAATCTCTTTTGATACAGTAAAAAGTCTGCAATAAGTTTTGCTTCCCGGATGTGTATTATTTTTTTAAGAGTACCTTCGTCTACTATAGGTTGTCCTGTAGGAGTAAACTTTTTAGGTTCCCACCCAAAGTCAATTAAATATTCTCCTATCTGTTTACGTGAACCTAAATTAAATTCTTGTAAATGTTTACGCATGAAAGGGGTTGTATCATTCGTAGCTAATCGGTCATTATATTCTTCCTCACTCAATCCTGACTTGGAGAGCGTACCATCTTTTTTTAACTTAGGTGTAATTAATTTATCGTCTATCCATTTAGGTTTAAAAGTAGCATGGACCTCATCAACAGTTTCTTTAATTTTACAATTCAAGTCTGCCATTAAAAGCATAGCTTTCTTTTCATCAAACACAAAACCATCTAACTCTTGTTGTTTAAGAATATGACTTACCTCATGCTCTAGTAGAATACTATCTTCTGAAAATCCGATTGAATCTTCTTTTAGTTTTTCAAACAATACTTTGTTTAATACCACGTCTTGTCTGCAATACTCAAGTGTTTCTTTTGTGTAAACAGTAAAGTCTTCGGGAGGGGTAGACTTAGCTACTCCAAGTTTATCACCCCATACTTTTAGTGTATGGCCTCCTTCTCGTACAGGATTCAATAGCCTAGACAAAGCTAACGTATCTATTACTCTGTCTTTATTCCATAAATCTATGCCATGCAGTTTTTTAATAACCGGGATGTCAAAACCAATGATGTTATGCCCTATTAATTTATTGGCTTTAGATAATAATTCTAACCCTTCTTCAATATTATCCTCAATGATATCAAAGTCATAATGATTGTCTTCTTCATCAATCGCAACAATACAATAGATTACTGTTGCATCTAAATCATCAGTCTCAATATCAAAAACTAAATCCATAGTTTAAAAGGGTACGTCTAAATCACTAAATTCACTATTCAAAAGTTCTGTGTCTTCATATTCAGATAGTCTCCCCGTATCTTTGTCATACACTAAGGAGGTAGCAAGGCCAACGTCTCCGGTATATCTTGATTTTAATATACGTAATCTTGTGGTCCTAGCTTCTAATTCATCTTCGGCTTGTTGATTACGTTCTAAAGCGATTACACAATCAGACAACTGTGCGATTGCGTTGGACCCTCGTAAGTGTGATAAACTTACATTGACTCCATTCTCATGTCCTTTATCCCCGGATACTCTGCGTAAGTGTGAAACAAGAATAATACCTGCTCCTGTTTCTTCAACTAAACTTCTTAGTCTAGTCATAATAGAGTCTATTGCTCTACGCTCGTCACCCTCTGTTGTAGCTGACACAAGCATGTGTAAATGGTCCACTACGACCCAACGACAATCACATCCTACAATTAGATAACGTAGTTTAGAAAAGATGTCTTCGATATCATTCGTACCAAAGTGAGCATGAATAAATACTCTATCGGACCCGAAGGTTTTATCAAACATTTTTATTAGTTCACCTTCTTCATAACTATCCCGGATATGGTCGATGTATAATCTTGCATCTGCTTCAATAGATAAAACTCCATCTACTGTCCTTCTCCAATCCTCTTCAAGGGCTATGATACCTACGTTATCCTCTGTTTGATTTATTAACCAATGTTCTAACTCTCTCGTTACAGACGACTTACCGAGGCCTGTGCCTCCTGTTAGGGTCATTAGTTCACCTTGACGTAGGCCTATTAACTTTTTGTTTAGTCCTTGCCAAGGATAAGGAACACTCTCTTTCTTTTCTCGTTTTAAGAAAGAAGACTTTTTATCTGATACCCGGATGATACCACTAGGAGTATAAACTTTTGCATCCCACCACGCTCTTGTAAAATCAGCATGTAAGTTTTTTTTGAGCATATCGTTAGCATCTTTATGCCCGTTAGGTATCGTTACTATCCTAGCCTTACGTGGCTTGATAATGCTTGCCACTTTCCGAGCAGCTTCTTTACCTTGCTTATCATTGTCAAAACAAATAACAATGTTATCAAAACTCTCTACGTATTCGATATTATCTTTGATGTCTCTAACTGCTCCTTGTGCTCCATTCTTGATAGAGACTACCGCCCATTTAGAACCTAGTAATTCATAGGCAGCCATTGCATCACATTCACCCTCAACAATCGTTAGATACTTCCCACCTTCCTTAAAAAGCTGCTGACCAAATAAATTGGACCCGGACATAGTACCTTCAAACTTGAAGTCTTTATCTTTGATGTATCGTATCTTCGTACCGACATGTTCGTTATTAATATGATAGGGGTATCTGTGTTGAGCCAATTGACCCTCAGAATTGTAGACTACTTTCACTCCATACTTTAGTGCAGTCTCTTTTGATATGGACCGGTCTACTAAAGGGGCATACATCCCGTTATCAAAAGTTTCTTTTGGATTGTGTGTTCTCATTGGTGTGTTCATTGTTTGTACATTATTTTTATTCCCGGGAGTAAACTTACCACAGGAAAAACATTTGGTAGAACCATCCTCGTTTAAGGATAGAGCATCACTACTCCCGCAATCTTTACAGGGTTGATGCATTTTTATAAATGTTGGATTATTATTCATAGTGTGCATAAAAAAAGCTAAGAGTCCTCATGCACCCAAAGACTCTTAGCCAATTAATAAAAGGACCTTTAGCTTTCTTCTTCTACTATCTCAGCTTCTGCTTCGCTAGTTTGTTCTGGTACATCGCTACTATAGATTTCTACAATCTTATTTGAAAAGAAGTTAATGCCGGCCTGTAACTCTTCTAAGTCAAGGG